CAGAAGTCTATATGCGTAAGAGGTATCTTATGGATAAGAAGACTCCAGAAGAGATTGCAAAGGAGTGCGGAGCCAGCGTTGAGACTATCTACGTATACCTTGCTAAATTTGGATTAAGGAAGTCTAAAAGATGAACAAGATAAAAAGACTTATTTTTATATTGTCGTTGGCTGCAGCAGCAGGCATCACATACACGATAGTTGCATTAAAAAATATTCCAGAATCATTTGACTGGAACTTAGAGGAAGATGCCGATGAGGATTATTAAACACTTTATAGATGTTTCAAAAGCACTTACGCAAAGGGCATTTTGTAAACACCTAGACTCTTCAATATCGTCTTGCCCATTTACTGGAAGAACATACACAACATGCTTAAAGTGTTTTAAAAGATTAAATGTTGAGGTAACTAAGTGAGCGATAACCTGCACATTACTGTTGATCAAGTAAATCATCCTGCACATTACACAACAGATCCTTCTGGTGTTGAGTGTATTCAGATTACTCGTCATCGCAACTTTAATATTGGAAATGCATTTAAGTACTTGTGGAGAGCAGGACTTAAAGATGAAGCAAAAACTATTCAAGATTTAGAAAAGGCCATCTTTTATATTAAAGATGAAATAAATAGACTAGAGGGAAAGTATGTCAAGTGAGACAGAACTTATTCAACACCTTGATGAAGTTAATCAAGTGGTTACAGAATATCTTAAGGGTAATGACCCTACAGTTATTTCTAAAGAACTAGATATTCCACGTACACGTGTTGTATCTTTAATTAATGAGTGGAAAGTTATGGCATCTGCAAATGATGCTATTCGTGCCCGTGCTAAAGAGGCATTAGTTGGAGCAGACACACACTATACAAAGTTAATTACAAAGGCCTACGAAGTTATTGATGAAGCAAGCCTATCAACAAACCTTACAGCCAAGACTGCTGGAATTAAATTAGTATTAGATATTGAGTCAAGAAGAATTGATATGCTACAAAAAGCAGGGCTTCTTGAGAACAAAGAACTTGCAGAAGAGATGATTGAAATTGAAAGACGACAAGAAGTTCTTGTTGGAATCCTACGAGATATTGCTTCAGAGCATCCAGAAGTCCGTGACATTATTATGAAGAGACTTTCTACTATTGCAAAAGAAGGAGAAGTGATTACAGTTGTCCACGATGTTCAATGAGTTTCTTGAAGTATTAAAAGAAAATCATTTTGTTGAAACCCCAGTTGACGTAAAGACATTTGTCCAGTCACCTGACTATCTTGGTCAACCGCTTTTATCTGATATTCAATACGAAATTGTTGAAGCAATGAGCCAGATCTATCGCAAAGAAGATGTGATGGACATCATGGGAGATGTTGAAGGAACTAAACACTTTAATAAATACACCAAAAATGAACTAATTCTGCAACTTGGCAAGGGTAGCGGAAAAGACTTTATCTCAACAGTAGCCTGTGCATATGTAGTATATAAACTATTATGCCTTAAAGATCCAGCAATTTATTTTGGTAAGCCTGCAGGAGATGCTATTGATATTATTAACGTTGCTGTTAACGCACAGCAGGCAAAGAACGTTTTCTTTAAAGGTTTTAAAACAAAGATTGAAAAGTCACCTTGGTTTGCTGGAAAGTATAATGCAAAGGCTGACTCAATTGAGTTTGACAAAGCAATTACTGTTTATTCTGGACACTCAGAAAGAGAATCTCATGAGGGTTTGAACCTACTTATGGCAGTGCTTGATGAGATTTCTGGTTTTGCAAGTGAGGTTGTATCTGGAAATGAACAAGGAAAGACTGCTGATAATATTTATAAAGCATTTCGTGGAACAGTAGACTCTCGTTTCCCAGACCTTGGTAAGGTTGTTTTGCTTTCATTCCCACGCTATCAAGGTGACTTTATTTCTCAACGATACGAATCTGTTATTGCTGACAAAGAAACTGTTGAGCGCAGACATACATTTATTATAAATGAAGATTTGCCACACGATGATCCTGGAAATCAGTTTGAAATTTCGTGGGAGGAAGACAACATTCTTCAATACAAAATTCCAAGGATATACGCATTCAAAAGACCTACATGGGAAGTAAATCCAACCCGTAAGATAGAAGACTTTAAAGTAGCGTTCTATACTGACCTTGGTGATGCCATGATGCGTTTTGCTTGTATGCCAACATATTCATCTGATGCTTTCTTTAAACAGATTGACAAGGTTGAGAAGTGCATGAACAGTAGAAATCCACTAGATTCATTTAGAAGGTTTGATGAAACCTTTGTACCAGATCCAGACAAGACCTATTATATCCATGCTGACCTTGCACAAAAGCACGATAAGTGTGCGGTAGCAATTGCTCACGTAGACAAATGGGTAAATATCCAGGTAATTAAAGACTACGAACAAGTAGCACCAATTGTAGTAGTAGATGCAGTTGCATGGTGGGAACCAAGAGCAGAGGGTCCTGTAAATCTATCTGAAGTTAAGCAGTGGATTATGAATCTACGCAGACAAGGTTTTAATATTGGCATGGTTTCTTTTGACCGTTGGCAATCATTTGATATCCAAAATGAGTTGCAGGCTGTTGGAATTAGGACTGAGACAGTATCTGTTGCCAAGAAGCACTACGAAGATCTGGCTATGATGATTTATGAAGAGCGTGTTTCTATTCCAAGAATACCTATCCTATTAGAAGAAATGTCAGAACTTAAAATTATGAAGGGTAATCGTGTAGATCACCCCCGCAAAAAATCTAAAGACCTTGCAGATGCCGTAACTGGTGCGGTATTTGGAGCAATATCACATACACCAAAGAATAATAATACAGAAATAGAAGTCCATACTTGGTCTACTTCAGCACGACTTGCGGAGAAAGACAGGGGTATGGTAGAATTAGATAATCGGAAAATGCCTGACGATGTTAGGGATTTTTTGGATGGTTTTAATTTAATATAATATTCTAGTCATTGGACTAGATAAACTAACAAGGAGAAAGAATGAATTCATTTAAGAAACTCGCTCTTGCCATGGTTGCAGCCATGACATTGGGCACAATGGTAGCAACGCCTGCAAACGCTGCTGTAATGACAGTTGCTGTAGATCTTGCTGGAACGCCTAACACAACGGCTTCTGCAATTGCTACGCCTGCTTCATTGCCAGTGCCTGCAGACAACTCAGTTGATGCTGCTGATGCACTAAAGTTCGTAACAACAGTTGACACAGGAACAGCAGTTACTGTAGTAGCAACAAACGCAACAATCGTGTCTGCACTACACACATCTGCTGCACCAGTAGGAGCAACGTCAGGAACATCGTCTTTGACAATTGCAACTGGTACAGGAACAACAGCAACATTTTATGTCTACACAAAGACTACTGCAATTGGTACAGTAACTGTTACCAATCAGGGAACTACTTTTACATACTACGTACAAGGAACTGCTGGCAAGATTAATAATCTAACAGTGTCTGCTCCTGCTACAGGTGCTGCTGGAACAAAGCAAGATATTTTGGTTACAGCAACAGACGTATTTGGAAACAAGGTTTCTGCTAAGTCACTTACTGCAACCGTATTTGCTGCAACAGCAACACTTGATTCAGCAACAGCAACAACTGGTGCAACACTTTCAGATTTTGGAGTTGCAAAGTTTACAGCAACCCTTCCAGCAACTGGAACACGTTCACTAATCATGTTTGCTCCAACAACATCTTCTGATGCTTCATCTGCAGACGTAGTTGGTCTAACTGCTCGTACACTTGCACCATTTGCAGAGATTGCAGTTCGTGATCTAGTATCAGAACTCGCTGCTGAGAAGGCTGCTAAGGATGCAGCACTTGCTGCTAAGGCAATTTCAGATGCTGCAGTCGTAAAGGCTGCTGCAGATGCTGCTGCTGCTAAGGTTGCTTCAGATGCTGCACTTGCAGCAGAGAAGGCTGCTTCTGCAACTGCACTGGCTGCTGAGAAGGCTGCTTCTGCTAAGGCACTTGCTGATGCAAAGACTGCTTCAGATGCAGTTGTCCTTGCTAAGGATGCAACTATCGCTAAGTTAACAGCAGATAATGCTGCTGCACTTAAGTCAATCAAGGATGCTTTCAATGCACTTGCTAAGAAGTGGAATGCAAAGAATCCAAAGGCCAAGGTTACTTACGTTAAGTAATTAGTCCAACAACTAGGGGAGCCATTAATTTGGCTCCCTTTTTTGTTATATTATTATGTCTAACTGAATAATTTGATATAATAGGCAAGAGGAGAGTCCACCACTTGAATAAACTCTTGCGTATATCTACGGTTATTTTACTTGCTTTTGGATGGTTATTTATTGCTCCAACAGAGGCTAATTCAGACGACCCACTAACTATTGCAGCCCAAGAAATACAAGAACTTAACAATAGCATAGATGACCTTGGCTACAAGGATGAATTTATATCCTTAATCCAAGAGGCAGAAGACAAATATGACCTTGCAGTATCTGCACAATCAGTCCAGTCTCAAACCTCTGATCTCTATGATGACTCTCTTGACGCAGAAACCACGGCACTTGAAGAAAAAGACTTAGCCCAATCAGCAGTAGATGAACAAACAGAAGAGGTAGCCACTGCTTTAGAAAATAAAAATGATGCCTACGATGCCCTTGGTATAGCCAATATTAATCTACAAACAGCCCAGCAAGCCTTAAATAGTGCTGGTGGAGCAGGACTGGAATA